TCCTTCCATGTCGCTTTGCTGCAAACGAGTCACGAGTGGGATGCCGTGCTGTGATAGGTAGTGTGCCACTGCCTCATGCACTCCGTCTCTGACGAAGACCACACCTTGTGGGCCTACTGCACCAGCCACCATGGATGCTAACTCACTGAGCATACCGAGTTCCTGCTGCTTCAACTCATGGAGTTGCTGCATGTTCTCGACTTGCATCTGAACCTCATTGAAATCATATCCCTCAAGACCACCGTTGAGTAGGAGGATGTTCAAGTCCCCTTCCATGCTCTTGTCTTCTACATCGTTCGAGAACTCCTTGTTGATGACCAGTCCATCCTGTACGTAGGAGTCACCTAGGGAGCCTCCTGCTTGCGTGATTACTCTAATATGGTCTAGGTTCCCATCGGCCTTCTTGCACGCCTTTAGACACAACTCAGCGGCATATTCTAGGTCACTCTCTGCTGCTTTGCCCCGTAGTGCAGTCTTGGCAGCGTCGATGATGTCTATGTCTTGAGATTCTAGGTGCTCCAAGGCTAGGCTCTTGCCTGATTGGAAGGACCTCAGTATCACACGTGGGTGTATTCCCCTCATCAGAAGCCCTTGACTCAGTGCTAGCATCTGTCCCGCTAGAACTACCACGCTCGTGGTACCGTCCTTACAGACTGCTTCCTGTGTCTGGCTTGCTTCCACCATCATCTGTGCACCGGGGTGTGCCGTATCCAATTCTCTCAGTACAGTCACGCCATCGTTCGTCACGATGTGGTGGTTTCCATTCGTCAGTAACTTGTCCATACCTGATGGACCTAGGGTAGACCTGACGGTCTCAGCCACATTCATGGCTGCCTTGATGTTACTCATTTGGGCTTCTCTTCCTGTTTGTTGTTCTTTTTCACTCATCTTGTGCTTCCTCCATTAATCGGATGAATAGGGCGTCGGGGTCTACATCAAAGTAATCACAGATGACGAGGTAGAATGTCTCGAAGAAGTCCTCAGGCGCATCTTCTAGTAGGTTCACCATATCACCTCGATGTCATCAATGACCCCTGTTGTTTTGTTTCGATTCTTTACGAACCCTGAGTCTTTACCATGCTTCCAGATATCATAGACCAACTGGCAGTCCTTGAGGCAGTAGTCTGCTACTGCTAGATACTCCCCTTCCTTCCAGAGTCTAGGTGCGTCTTCACTCTTCTGAGTCTTACCAGTGCCAAGGGTGTGCTTGCATATGTCATCCAGATGGTGGGATGAACCAGTGCTCGCGCGTAGTAATGCTGAGGTGTCAATGACATTCTCCTTGTTCTTCATCAGTTGACCTGCATAGTAGCAATCGAGAGCGTCACGTAGGACAGGGAGGTCGAAACCTAGGAGGTTATGCCCTAGTATCTTCCCCCCTTTTAGTACGTGCTTCTCTAGATGGTCCCCTAGTACTCGTGGGTGTAGGCTATGCCATGTCATATCCTTAGTATTGATGTGCTGCTTGGAGAATACATGACCTTCGTTCCCATCCCATGTGCATACTACTGTCGGCTCGAAGAGGTGGGTGTTACCCCAACCACCTATCTGCCACGAGTAGTTCGCAGTCTCGATATCTAGGGCTAGTATATCACTCAATTTTCTTCACTCCATCTAATGTATGGCACTCCTGCTACCTTGGTTTCCTTGAAGGAACCTCGTGCATCGTTGTAGTGCTTGTAGACGACAGGCTGACTTCGGTCCATCAATCTACCGTAGGACTTAATGATGTCCTTCTTAAGAATCCATCCATCACCTCTGTGGTCACCCAAGTCGTGGTCCTTACAAGCATTGAAGGCCTTCTTCCATGCTTCCAACTTGGCTAACTTGGCAGCCTTGGTGGCACCTAGTTCTAGGTCACTTTCTAGCCAGATGATGAGCCTCTCGTAGACATCGTAGAGTATCTCCATAGCCATGTCAATGTGGTCTCCTGTGATATACCATGTGTCTGATGGGTCATAGTCATCAGTCGCTCTTTGCTCAGTCTTCTCGATGAGTAGCAAGTGAGTCGCTAGAATGTTGAGATAGTTCTCAATGTTAGGCATGAAGGACAGGACTACATCACTGAGTTTGGCATCCATACCACTCACTAGATGGTAGAACTCTTCCACTGCAGCCTCAACAGAGGGGTCGAAGTCCTTGGTCTTGCAGAACATATCAAGAGAGGCGTTACGAACTAGACGCTCACGCTCTGCCCTTTCTTCCTTCACGTTGGGGTCTAGTTCAGACCACATCTTAGCAGTGACATTTGATGTAGCATAGAGATGCTCTGTCACTAGAGATTGCACGTCCTTGAAGTGCTGCGCGAGGTCTTCAGTGGACATCACTTCCTGCATCTCATCAGACCACAGCCCACTCATCCTGCGCTTGGATACCTGCATTCTCATGTCATTGTCCCAAGGAGCGTAGTAGAGTAGCACTCTTTGGAAGAGACCCTTAGTCAGCACGTACTCTTTCACACCAGCAGGTGGGAACGTGGTAATCCAGAAGGATACACGAGACTCAGTCTCAATCTTACCGTCCTTCATGTGCTTAGTGAGTGTGTTACTGTGGCTACCGATGGGGTTCATAGCCTGCTGCAGATAGAGGATGACCTCTTGGAAGAACTGCTTCGGGCTAGGCTGTAGTAAGATGCTACCCTCATCGAAGTTCAAGAGTTTGTTCCCATTCAATAGTCCGGGCACTTCCTCAGTGTAGTAGTTACCATCCTCATCCTTGTGAGTCTTGAAGGAACCAATCAAACCTGCGTCAGTCCCTGAGGTGAAGATGTCTGCATCAATACCAGCCAGCCTTGCTACCTCACCAATGAATTCCCATGCTATGGACTTACCTGACCTCGTAGGTTGAATCCAGAAGACATGGAACCTAGGGTCTAGGTAACTAGCCCAGACTGGGATGCGTATGTAGTCTGCAACTGCCTGTCCTTGTAAGAAGAAGAACGATAGTATTGCAGGTGTCTCGTTGAAGAACGAGGTCTTCCTGTATCGTTCTACGTATTGTTTCAGTATAGGGTATTGCTTTACGGCGGTGTAATCTTCCCAAGTTCTTGCCATGCCCTCTCGAAATCGCGGCGGCCTATAAATTAACCTATCTTATTGGAAAGGAATAATACAATAATCTCAAGAACGACGACGCTCGATGACCACAGGTTCTTCGCTCGTCAATGCCTCTAGCACTCTACCTCGAAGCACTTTCCCCATGCGTTTGACATCTCTCAGGCAGTCACCACACGCTGCTTCTTCTATGCTACCGCATGAAGAGAGGATGTTGTCTACCATCTCATCACCTACACCGGGAATGGTGCGGAGCATATCAACACGGACGTCATTGCTAGACACCCTCTTGACAGCCTGAGCACCATGCCTGCTCGCACTCTTGTAGGTCTTCTCATGTAACCCTACCATGAAGTAGGATGCTTCTTGTAGAGTAGGTGCTCGATAGATTAGGCAACCGAAATCGGCTGCTATCCTAGCCAAGCCACCTGACACCTGCTTTGTCGCGTCAGTGTAGGTGGTGGAGCCGCCGCGTGCTTGTACCTGCTTGACGTATGCTCCCACCTCACCCCACACGATGACGCCAAATTGTGGAGCATTGGCGTCCAGATTATCCAATTGACGCATGAGGTGACCATTACGCAGCGACTCCAAGAAGTCGGAGATGGTCTTTGCTTCTAAGTGCCACTGTCCACAGAGATAGTCACCAATCACTAGGGCTTCTCGTGCTATGCCTATTGGGCGCTTCTTGCTCATCGCTCGACGCTTGACTGCGTCGGGGAGAGGCCCTCGCTCATTGCTGTCGATGATGAGAGGTCTCATAGTGACCCCGTCCCATCCCATAACTGGCAACGTCCTAGACATAGACCACCCGATTCTAGAGACGCACAGTGCTGATGATACCCACCATTCACAATGGTTCCTACGTGATATCTAGTCACTCCCTCATCATAGTCAGCCCATTTTAGAGTGTGAATGTAATTGGATATCATATCAGCGTGCTCTTCTCTGGACTCTGCTGTCGTTCTCTCGACTGGTAGGAAGTTACGTAGCCTTGCTGCAAGGTAAATCACAAGGGACTTCCGTGCATCATGGGGTGGGTTGCTTCCTATCTGACAGGCCGCTTCCACTAGACAGGGTAGGATTTTGATACCATTCATTTCCACCGTATCGAATTCCAAAGCAGGCCCTGAGGTATCGAACCTTGCCTTTTTCACTTGTTCTAGGGGTAGGTCAATGCCATTCGAGCCGTACATGAACTGCCCTCTACGGTGTCGCTCTGCTCTCTCACAGATGTCATCCCAAGACCACTCTAGTAGTTCCTCACTCTTCAGTGGTATGCTCCAGCGTCCTACGTGTTGCTTGGCATTGTAGGAATTGGGGATGCGTATGAGTCGAGCCATATCGAATGGGACTGTCGGGTCCATGCAAGTAAGGTCCAATGCTTCCTTCCAACTGTTGATGACCTTCCGACCTGCTGCTTTGATGAGAGACACTTCACTACCTGTCGAAGGGCGGTGAGTCTTGGAGAGTTTAATCCAGATGTGGAACCCGTTGCCACTGAACCACACTGCATGGTGAACGTCCTTATCCATGAGCATCTGATGCACTCTACGGACTTGGTTGAGGACTTGGTCACCATTGACATCGAAGACTATCCCACCCTTCCTTGCTTTCTTATCGAAATCTAGAACGAAATGTCTGACGATGGCAGTGTTATACTCGCCACGCTTACCGCTAGGCTTCACTGCACGGAAACCATACACGCTGGTGTAAGCGCACTGACTGTTACGTAGTGAGCCCCAGTATGTCTCGAGTTCCTTGGGTGTGTGGACAACCTTACGGAACAGTCCAGCCTCGCGGGGAAAGTCAAACTCTATGATGTTCATTCAGATTACCTCGAAGATTTTCAATGCTATCAGTGATGATAGGACGATGTTCACACCTGCTGCTATCGTTCGCCAGAATGCTAACTCTGCGAAGTGTGCTTGGCTCCAGTGCTCTAACTCATCCATGATATCACGTCTTATACTTCGGACACAAGTCCATGTAGTCACAGTAGGAGCATTTGAAATCGTCCTTAGTGACAGGGAAGTCTTGGTCTACGTACATGCGTAGTAGTTTGTTCAACGCTGTTTCCATAGCACGTTCACTCACCTTCTTGACAGGCTCGTAGTCCAGTCTGTCCGCTGCACTGTATCGCCAACCCCAATGAGTGACCACCTTGTCATTGAGTCCTACCGCTTTCAGTTCATCCTCAGTAGAGAGTTCAATGAGCATCTTGTAGTATGCCATTTCCATCCTCATCGCTGACATCTTTCTCGGATGCCACTTACCTGTCTTCAATTCCATGAGGGCTAGTCCACCCTCACCTTCACTGAAGACTCGGTCAATGATACCCACCAGTCTCACCTTCACTTCCTTATCATCTACATGGAAGGTAGCAGTGGGTGATAGTTTCACCTCGTTTGCAACAGGTAAGAAATGCTCAGGCTCGGTGTGAGTCAGTCTAAGTATCTCATTCCGAAGAAGCCATGTCATGTTGTGGTCATACTCTCGTTCATAGAAGGGTTCATCCTTGGAAGCATCCCTTCTCATATCAATCACCTCGTCTCTACTAGGCACCCAAGTCCTCAGGTGGTCCATTACTAGTCTGTCCTTGCCTTCCATGGCTGCGTCTTTGAGTAGAGGGATATCCTCAGGCTTGACGTTATGGTAGAATGCTTCTAGACTTTGATGGACATCATCACCTATCACTAGGTAGTCATGCTGTACTTGTGGGACCTCATGAGTCTTGGACAACCAGAGTTGTTGTGGGCACCACTTGCTTGCAGTGAGAGTGGACTTGCTTACTCTGATTACAATGTCTTCGTCACCCATCTCAGGCGTCCAAGCATAGGATGATTGGTCATCGTAGACCAGAGTCAGACCCATTATTACTCACCTTTTTTCTTGACTTGGATGTTTTGTAAGTGTTTGAAGTCACCTTTACCTTCTATAGCCACGATGAGTAAGGCTAGATACCCAATCAAGTCATGGTAGATGTCAAGGTCGCTCTCGATACCCTCGCTACCCCTAGCGAGACGAGATATCTTGTCATCTATCCGTATCCTAATCATATCAGCAGCATCTTCCCCACCCTTGTAGAATACTCTCATGGGATTGAGGGCGCTGTCGCCATACTTCTCATTCTTCTCACGAAGGAGGTGCGCTACGCGCCAAAGTACTGCATCAGTTGGTATTTGTTGTTCTTCTGACACCGAACTCCTCCAAGGTGGTTTGCCTTCTAAAACCCGGAGCGAACTCCGAGAGTGTTGTTTGTCTCCATTGCTTCATCTTTTCTTCTTCCATTTTATCACCACCACCCGTATGACTTGGGAGTCGGAGCACCTAGTGCTCTTTCGAGGTCCCAAGATAGGGTAGAATAGATACTGTCCAACTTGGTCTTTAGCATTTTCTTTAGAATCATGTTGGAATCCAATGTAAAGCCATCCAAGTCTTCTGGATTGCGATAGGCTATGATGCCCGGTTCTTCCTTGATGTAAGTCCAAGGAACTGAGTCGCCTTTGCCGAACTTCTCAGTGTTGTTCTCGTTGTAGGCTGCTGCTGCTTTCGATGCACCACTCAGTACTTTGTAGTCCTTCAAGTGCATACCTAACCTAGTCTTCATTGATACATCTTCCAGTGGAATGTCACCGTTCCTGACTTCCATAGCGATAGGCAGGACGAACTCTTCTACTGTATTCTCATCAGCCCCGTCGCATATCAACTCGAACACCCCCTTCTGTATCCTCTTGGACAGAGGGGCTGTGTTGGATGCTTTCATACCGAAGCCAGCCACTTTGAGTTTGCCTTGGTCTTCCTCAGGCCATGCTACCTTACCGACATACCTGTTCTTCTTGGTCAGCAACCAGTAGGGCATCCATGCTTCTAGTTCTGCGAAGAGCATTTCGTTACCAGTATCACGCTGGACTGCTGTTGTGATACGCTCTGCTAATTCGTGTGCTTCTTCAACGGAAGGAACCTTGACGAACGCTGAGTCCGTGTGCCCATAGAGGCACTCGAAACCGTAGGTGGTGGCTACACTATCTAGTAGTCTGATACATCTCCTACCTTCTTGTGTGATGGTGTGAGCAATGTCTGCATCAGCCCACCCGTATCCTATGTGAGCGCACATACCATACAATGATGCCATCACCCGCTTGACTGCCATCTGTGTGGTATTCCAAGCAGCCCTTTCTTCTGGAGTCTCGGCCTCTCGCATGCGCTGCTTGCATGTGTCACGGTACTCGAAGAGGTACTGTACCACAGAGGGCAGCAATCCTTGCTTTGACTGGTCCCAGTACGAACCATTCTCTAATTGGATGATGTTCTCACCCGGACCATCTCGTTGGGTCTCGTATGACAGGTTGCTGCCTAGAATTATCGAGGGGTACAGTCCCTTGTAGTCTATCACTGCTACCCCCTCATGGAGACCAGTGACACAGTTGAGGCCTACTTCAGCCCCTTTGAGTTTGTCAATTTCACCTGCCTTAAAGCGGCTTGGTGCTTTCCTATCTGTTCTACGGGAGAGTAAGCCACGAGCAAAGTTAGTGACGTTGCATGCTGATGGAAGGGAGACACCGCATAGTCTCACCATCTGGATGTAGAAGTCAGTCACGTTTCGTGCCTCATCTATCCCCCTGAGTAGGTGAGTGTCAAGCAGACAGTAGTCTACGAAGTCATCCCAATACTCATACCATCCGTTGAAAACATCCATTCCTTCTATGTCCTCAGTTAGTTTGGAACCCAGACCCACAGTCTCAGCGATGTCATTCAGTTTGAGAGAGGGTAGTTGCCCACCACCACTGTCCTTCCACACACGCTCGAAGCCTGTGCCACTAGCAGCCTGCGCTGCTGTATCGAACTGCCATCTGCCTACGATGGGCTGGTCGGTAGGGTCATACCTGTCCTGCCCCCTCTTCATCCTGCGTATCTGTCCCACTGGGCTGAGCCTCTGTGGGTTAGGTATTCTTTGTAGCAAGTGAGGGATGTCGAAGAAGGAACCTGCGTGTGCTATCAGCATGTCAGGGTCACGCTCCTGTAGGAACTCAACGAATCCCTCATGTAAATCACTCTCGCTACCATAGATGTTCAATTCGTATTCGATGTCGCGCACTTTACGATAGTGAGGTAGTCCAGACCCATTAATCCCTCGATGGATTCCTGCTTTATCGTAAGAGCAGTTGGTTCGCTCGTCTGCCCATGCGAATACCACTGGCATGTCTAGGTCGCTGTCTATGACAGCGATGATGGTAGTGAAGCCCTCTTCGGGGTCTGCTTCTATGTCAAACCACCACTTGCGTGGCTTCCACTCTGGCATGACAGGCACGTTGTCTATCAACCACCTGTCTGTGAATCTGAGGTCAGCCTCGTAGGTTCTGTCGAACTCCTGTCTCATGCTGATGATATCGAACGGGGACTCAGCCTCTACCTTGATGAGGGGAGTGCCATCCAATCCCACTGCTGTCTCGTCTGTGATGACTGCACCGGGGTATCTGATAGTGAGCCTGCGTCTTCTGTATTCACCTACATCAGCAGGAATCCAGAAGTAAGGCTTGAAGTCCTTGACTGTATTCTCTATGAGATTGCCTTCTTCATCACGGTATCGTGTGTAGACCAGTGGCTTCTCACTGTTGTCATAGTAATCATCGACTATCATTCGCCACACCCCTCGCACTTGATGATGTTAAGTTGTCTCTGACAGACGGGGCACTTACTCTCAGCCCCACTACTGATGACGTTGAATCCCTGCCAACCACAGAAGCATTTGACCAGTCGTTCCATTCACTCACCTCTCATGTTCAACACAACAAGGAGGTAATCCTTCTCGGTATGTCTTAGTATCGCCACGTAATCATGGTCGGTGTAAAGTTCTACCGGCCCTGCTGGGACACTCTGCAGTGCAGCAGGTAGCCAATTGCTATAGTGTGATACACATGGTTCACTAGGCCCATCGCAGGAGTCGAGGTCTATGCCTACGCTCATCTGAGCACCGCTTTTGTGTCCCATGTGCAAGGTCCACACTGACTCAGAAGCAGTGAACTCTGCCTTGATGGGAACATCAGAGCCTAGCACCTTGTCTACTGACTTCAATTGGGAGAAGTCCTGTCCTTTCGCTCGTCCGTAGCAAGGTAGAGCACGCCCGTCCCATGATTTCCAGTGAGCACCTTCAGCCTCGACCACCATAGCGTTGGCCTTCTCTAGCCCCTTGGTGGAGTGGATATAATCTGTAGTAGGGAGAGTCAGTTCAGTCTTACCCGATATCAGTCTCAAGGGCTTCCCCTTCAATTGCCAGAGGGTGACTAGAGCATCCTTAGGCAGGCTCTTGAGAAATGTCAAGACCTTAGGCAGGTCTGCTATGACTATCTCACCGTTATCTTCCACGTTAGCGCTCACGCTGTTGTGCAGCATGTGGGTGGGGAGAGTCACTGCCCCTGACAGGGTCATTTGACCCGCCTTGAGCAGTAAATCTCCCACACCCGGTCCAAAACCAGACAATAATGACGTGAGAGGTGCCTTACCGAGACTTACTCGGGTGATTCCCTCACCCCATTAGAGCAGTCCCTCAATTCTGGCGCGGCCTCGCATACGTCGTATATAAGAACTTTTCGGTCCTCACTATGTTGCATCTCACTCCCTCTTTAATTCAGGGAGACCATGCCACTTGTGGTCTGCATCATCAAATGTGGTCATGATGAGTCTGGTCTTGTTCAGTAGGTTAGGCTGACTGCGAGATTTGGTGAAAGTGGCCTCATAGCGAGTTTCACCTGTCAATCGCCCTTCTTCGTCCCTGACTTTATTCGTGTCAGTCTCGATGATGGTATGTAGGTAGTTAGCCGTCTGCTTCTCCCATCGAGGCTTCTTGTTGCCTGTCATGGTGCCTTCCTTGGTCTGTTCGTAATTCCAGTGCGTCTCGTAGTAGACATTAACACCGTGTCGGGTCAATTCCCTGCATAGGGACGTCAATTGGTGGAATCGCGTGCTGCGTATCTGCCAGTTGAACCTCATCCCCACCTTCTCGTGAGGGCTGATTTTAGCCCCTATTCCGTCTGGGGCTGTCCCTAGGTCCTCGATGAACATACAGGCACTGGCTACTGAGTCCCATAGGTCCACTGCAGTCACTAGGACCGTGTGGAGGGTCTCACCAGTATAGCCAGACTCATTCTGAGCCTGTGCCCACTCCAGAGCCCTTCTGCCTATGCTCATCACTTTGTCGTGTGTAGCAGGGTAGTTGTAGGCCGTTCTAGCCTCATCTTGCATTACCCAAGGATTCTGGCACTTGAACTCGGAGCGCCTGTCTGCGTAGAATGCATCTCGGAGTTTAGCGCCACCACCGTCGAAATCAATCACGAGGCAGGATTTTCCCTTGGGGATGCTATCGAAGACCACTGCGGTCTTACAGGTCCCGTCATCACCGACTATACCACCGAAATCCCCTGTTATGGGTGCTACTTCCTCAGCGAACCACTCAGTTTCCTTTGGTGGCTCATGCATTGGTTGATTTATTTTTAGATGTTGCTTAGGGTCAGGGCCTAGGTCCCTGTCCAGAGATTTCTTCCAATCCTTGGAAGCCTTCTCGACGTTGGACTCTTCCTGCTTCGCCTTTTCCTTAAGAGCCTTGAATCCACTCATTGGTCGTCACCACCGAACTGGTCTAGAGTCGTTTCACCGCCCTCACCGGCTGGGATAGCCAATCGAGAGGGCACGAATATTCCTGTAGCCTTGATGTTAGGTGCTTGACCATCCTCAGTCGCTCTTAGGCCTAATCTGCCGAAGATGTAGACTGTGGACTTGACTGCGTAGGGCTTCCAGCCCTCACGACCCTCGTAGTCGAAAGCATGATTCATCTCGCCAAGGAAACCATGCACTCGCACGGAAACTTCCCTGCGCCACATATCATTGGCAAATTCCCTCTGTAATTGGAAGGAAGACACCCTCATAGTGAAATCACGCCCATAGGGGTCGTATTCCGTCTCATATCCACTTCTGTTGATATCAGTGACCTTTCCCTTGATGCACACTAGAGGTCCAATGGGATTGTCGAATCCTGCTATCTTCTCAGAGCCGCTCTGGTACACTTCCATCAATTCAGTCAAGTCTGAGACATAGCAATCCATGCCACTCATCAGGTTTTCCCCTTTCAAGTAGCCTCGCTCGCTTTCTTCGACGAAATCCTTAGTGTATTTGACGTTCTTGAAGAAGTTGTTCGCTCCCCTGTAGGAGTCTTCCCAACCCTCACTAACCTTTTCAGGCTGAGGCATTAGGCTCACCGAGCAAGGCTGGCCTATCTTCACAGGTTGGGACACCGCATCTTCTGTGTTACCGCTCACGTCTATGCGAATCATCTCTATCTCATCGCTGAACCTCTCAGGTGTGTTTCCGTAGAATCTGTATGTCCTGCTGTATAGTCTAGGCGCGATGGGTTCACCATGCCTAGCCCAATCTGGGTTGTTCTGTAGCAGGCACAACGTCATGCCACTATCCCTGACAAGGAACCAAGGGTCCTCACCCTCGACAAACCTCTCTTGAGTGGAGGCAACAATGCCATTGGCCTTCTCTAGCATCCACACACCATTCTCAACGAAGGCACGTGCTACTACACCGTCCTCGATGGCTTGGCTGAGGTCGGCGCTTGCCTTAGAGAGGGCTTCCCCTCTCACCCTAGCACGCTTATCTCGTATCTTTGGCTCGACTGCTATGAAGCAACCCACCCACTCGATAGCATTGCCACCGGGGCTCTGCATCACTCTACGCTCTACAACGAAGGTCTCAGCAGCATCAATGAGGAAATCCTCATCTTCTTCATTCGGATTGACGATGCCGAGATGTTCCTCGATGTAATCGAGATATTGCTTCTCAGCCTCATCTTCCGATACGCTATGCTGTTCTGCATACCATCGCAATCTTTCTTTCACTTCTTCTGGTAATTCATTACTCATTTTTTTTCACTCTTCCTTTTTATCCCACAAGGAAGCGAGGCTACCGACAAACCAGTCAATGAAACCCTCTTGTGAGAGGGGCCATTGATGGGCGGCCAACACTGCATCTCCCCAGATGCGGGAATAGTGATGGAACCTAGCAGGTTCCATATCAAGTTGTCGCACTTTCTCGTGCAACCTATTTAATAACGCGATATTTGATGTAGTCTGAATGAGGGATAATTCTGCTCTCAGGCTTTCCCAATCCCCAGTGATTAGTGATAAGGCAGGGTCGGAGTATGCTTTTGATTCATTGCCAATTATTTCTTTCAGAGAATCGAAGTCCCTGTTAGTAGCATCTATCGCTAGACCGATTCGTCTAAGGTCACCGTTATACGCATTGCATGTCTCCACTGCTAGGGGCTTCGCCCAATTGGGGAGGAACATCTCGACCTCTTCTGCGTTATATGGCCTGAATCTGCATGTCATGCAACGTGAGCGTATGGCTGGTATGATGTTCGCTTCCTCGTTGGCAGTCAATATGAATAGGGCGTGACCCGTTTCTATGATACGTCTCAATGCGTCTTGTGCTTGACGTGTGAGGCCGTCTGCCTCATCTAGAAGGATTATCGTGTGTTCTGACCATCCTTTGTTTATGGCTACTTCCTTCACGCGCGTGCGTATGAAATCTATACCACGCTCATCAGAGGCATTGAACTCATGAATATCTGACTGTAATGCGCGCGCGAGCGCGTGGGCTGTGGTTGTCTTCCCTGTACCGGGTGGCCCGACTAAGAGCAAATCCGGCACGTTGCCTTCATCCACCATAGCCTTGATGCTCTGTAAGGGGTGCTTCGTGTCGTGTACCATTTCTTCCAACTGCATGGAAGGCGACGTGGGCGAAAACAGGGCTATTAACTTTCGTCCAATTTCATAATGAGCGCGCGCATCTCAGGATGAGCCATTTTACGCGCCGATGTGGCCTGCATAGTAGTCAAGAGGCTCTCGAGGTTACCTCGGTCCTTAACAGCGTCCCAGACAGGCTCTAAGAGGCTAATTACGGTACGTATCTGGTTGACGTCTCGTAGCACTCTGCCATGTACCCCTTTTGATGCCAACCAGAGATTCAATTTAGGCTCGTCGTTCATGCTGGTGTAGACCTTCCTATGGATAGTATAACCCAATTTGGTCTTAGGTGCGAAGTGCACGCTGGCTTGGAAGCGGGCATCGCGGGCGAGCCATGCGAGGAAGAAGTCATCGTGCCTGTCCATCACCATCAATACTCCATAGGTCACCGTACTGCATGACATCGCTCACGCCCTTGTCTGTAGCAAGAGATACGAGATAAGCGCCTTCCACTTGCCCTTTGATGCACCTGAGAGCGTGAAAAGAGCCTACTAGTGGTGGTTCTAACTCAGACCACACGAATTTCTTCACTGCATCACGCAAGACAGGGTTATCTGGCATCTTCGTCTTCTTGATGTTAGCATATCCCACATGAATTGGGTCGAACCCATCCAGTGCTTCTAGTTTCATACTCGCCCATACACCATCTGATTTGGTCTTCCCTTGTGTGATAAGAAGAGGCAATTCATATATTCTGCGCGGGAGGATGAAACCGCCTTTGTGCTGACTGTGGATATGGGGTCGCGCTTCGTCTATCAGTCTGAGGACTTCCCCTTCTTGCAAGGACTCACATAATTGTCGTAGGTGTTGCGAGTCCTTCACCTTCTTCGGGGCTATCGCTCTTTCCGAGTATGCACCTGCCCATATGTTAGGTTCTTCTTCTGTGTGAAGCCATTCTAGGACATTGCCTTCCTTATCCACCAAGGCTACGCAATCCCCGTCGTAAGTGATATTGGCATCACCCTGCACTAATTCCCCTTGACTGTCATACAGGAACGTCTCACCCTGCACCTTGTGCGCGTAGTATCTAGCACCCTCACTCTTCTCGTAGTAGGTGTCTTCAAATGGCACAGACCAGTAACGCCATGCTGCAAAGGAGGGAGCCTTGAAGGGGTGTCCCGGTTCTATTGCGAAGTTATCTGATAACTCACCCTTGATGGCCTTCTCGAGGACTATCTCGATTGGCTCAACCGACAAAGCGCTAGTGAGTCTTCCCGCCTCATACCCAGAACCGTGTGCTATCGCTCTGAGTAGCCGTTTGCGGGGTAGCATGGGGGCCTCACCCAATGCTCGACGCCATAGCACCTCTGCTGATATCTTATCCATGCGGTTCATCACCACCATGATATCCACTCCCATCTTGATGGAGGCCATTGCATCAAGCGCCTCAGGAATTGTCATTGATACCTCACACTCGTCAGGTGATTCAGATACGAGGCTCGGAACCAGAGGTGAGCCTTCTAACAACTCGAATTCCTCAGGGAAGATACCGTAACTTCTGTGTAATGCGCTCATGATGGTCTCAGGCGAGAGAATTGCGCGCCCATACAGGAGAGTGCAAAACTCAAGGATGGAATCTTGATTGTCGCATAGGAAGGAATACAGAAGACTCTCACGCGCGCGCGTAGTATCTTCTGTCTGCACAGCCGCTATGATATTCGCTGCTTCAACCAACCTCATTGATTGACCAGAATAGGTCAGGTCTATCAACTTCTTGGTGCAACCACGTACACGAGCGGTTTGTTGCTGTGCACGCGCTTGACAGTGAGCCACTCTGGCCCATTATCCACTACTCGCTTGAAGACGTTGGAACTGAAAGCGTGATGACCACCGAGTCCCTTTCTGATATCCTTTGCTACATACTCGCCCGGCCCTGCTTCTTCCAGCCAATTGATTATGGCTGCTTCGAGATTTTCTTTGGTAATGCCGAAACTATTCTTCCTGTAATCAGGAGTCACATTCCAAGTGAACATCTCGTAAGAGCCAGAGAGCGCTCCTTTCTTTCTTATTACACCTACTTGCTCTATGTCCTTGTCCTTGGCTAGGACATTGCCTAGTTGTTGCATAGTGACGCCCCATTTCATATTGTTATTGATATGGTCGAATATCTGAGTAGTATTCTGCTCTGGGTTGTCTATTAGGTATTTCTTCAGTCTTTGTCGTATGCGTGTGGTTCTCATTCTTCTTCCCCCGCAGGGTCTGCTTCCACCATGAGGCAGAACGTCCCCCGCATGTGAGGGGGAACGGTATTCCCTTGAAAGGTTGTCCCTAGGTGGAAGGCTGAAATCTGCTCCATGATGCCTGAGTCCACACAGTCCACTATCTGCTCTGGTGGCATGATTCTCAAGCAATACAGTGTATCGCCATCATACGCGTGCCATGTGTAGAAGTTGATATCGCCTGCTACTAAGTAGTAGTCATCAGGTGATAGATGGACTGCCGCACCGCAATCACAAGCGATACCCACTACCCATCGGTCATGTGACTGAGTCGCACCTTCCTCATCTACGTACTGTGTCTCGCCTTTGATTTCCCACATGCCTCGCTCGAGAGCCATATCTACTACGCGCACGTCGTTGCACTCAGGGCAAGCCCAACTCTCGGCTTCCCTTTGCATGGCTTCGGCTGCTGCCATAGGGTCATCGGGGATAATCTTCGCATCCTCGTCTGCTACTTCCCATTCCAGTATATCCAGCACTTGCTTCACTCTATCCACAGCGCTTTCAGCCCTCTCGGTTCTCGTGAGGAGAGTGAGGGTATTCTCACCTGTACGGCGGAATGCCATCTCACCCTCCATCCAATCTTGGTTTATCTCAAGACTGTCCAGTATGTTCTTCGTCCATTCTATGTCATCTTCTGATGGTGTCCAATTCATGTTTTCACCTCTTCCTCCTTAGGGATATTCCTTCTATATGTGGCTTGACCTCAAAAATTGAGAAGCGCCCACAACCCTTGCAGGGCACGAGCGCGAAGTCACTTGTGAACATTGCGTAAGTTTCATCTGTCCATTCTTTGGAATCACAGCCTTGTTGATTGCACTGGAAGTCTTGTGCTCTAAACCATCTAGTCCTTCCTAGTTGCATGTATGAGACTATCTCATGCCCTTGGTACTCCTCTGGGCATATGAAATCCTCATCCATATTGAAGATTAACTCAATATCTGTTTCACTCATTCCTCTTCCCCCACGAGGCCAGACAATGGGTCCCCTGCTGGGGTGCATATCACTAAGTCATGTTTGGGGTTAGCACCCTCTAACATGGCATATGCCCCGCATCGCTCGCATCTTATGTCCATCTGGTAGACCTTGGTGAGGTCACTCACCACATTCCGTAGTAGCCATTGATGGTCATGCACACTGCAGTCCATCAGATTGGCCATCATGTTCTTCTGGTCTTCCAGAAACTTCGCTTTCTCTAGTAATTCTCTCGTTTGCAATTCAATTGCATTCATTTTATCTGTTATTTCTTTCATTTCTTCTTCCTCCTTTCCATATTCCTATGGTATCTTTCCCATGTCATTCCTTCATCTTCACAAAGCCAATCCCAAAATCGCCTTAGCAGATTCACTCTTCTTCCCCCTGCAATTCTAACTCTACCATTTTATCCAGTCGGTACTCTGCATCTCGTTCTTCGTCCTTGAAAGACTTCATTCTTCCTCACCTAATTTCCAACCCCATCTTTTCATATCCTCTTTAGTCCACGGTTTTCTCATTTTGAGGACGTCACCCACTAACTGCCCAACGCATCTCGGGCAGACCATACCATGCTCTGTGCTCTGTAGTGTTATGACCCCCTCTTCGTCACTACCACCTTCTCTTCGACAAATGACGCACTTCATCTCATCACTCTCGCTGGTGAGCGCTCTCGTACTGCATTGTGTCTTGCCTTATCGAGTTCCCACCATTCCTCTTCTGATATAGCATCTTGGTGATTGTCAGGCAGATGCTTCACGCGCTTGGACAGCATGGTTCGTATGACAGTGCCGATGTTCTTGCATGCCGTGTCGAAACGCTTTGCTGCGTGCTTGTCTCGATATCCGAACTTCGCAGTCTTACCCGCGTCTCTATGATTGCTTGGCAATTCAGGCACTAACTTGCAGTATAGCCTGTCCAGATGGATGTGGTCTATTGGCCTCCACCCATCATAGAGCAATACCTTGAGTATCTCGTACTCAGCGTGTTTGACGCTCTTTGCTTTCGTTATTCTTTCTACATATTCTTCTCTTATTCTTCCACTCATATCTTCTTCCTTCCTTCTAATAGGGAGTCTGCGATAGCACGTGCGATTTTCATCTTGTCGTCGTCCGTGCCGTCCAATGCAGCCTTCACTACGGCTGCCTTCTCACTCACGACCTTGTCGAAGTGAGTATCTACGGTGTCCTTAGCACTCAGGACTAC